CGCTTGACTGTTACCCATCCCCTTCCTCAAGGGCCATAAATGACGGATACTTCATCGAGCGAATGCGGCTCAGAATGCAGGACATCCAGCAGCTCACAGGGATGGAGGGCTCAGGCTACAAGGACGATGAGGTCCGGTTGGTCTTGCAAGAGGCAAGGGGTGGGGCCGGTGGCTTTAGGCTTTCCATTCCTACCGATCAGTCACGTCAGGAGTTAGAGAACAGGAATGAATCTGACGATTCTGAGGGAATCATCGACTGCCTGAACTATTGGGGTCACGTCCAGGGGGTTAAGTTGTTGGAATGGGGGATGGATAGGGCTCGGGTTCCTGACCCGGATCTTTACTACCACTCCAACATCTGGAAGATTGGGACCCACGTCGTCATGGCGCGCCTGAATCCTCATCCGCTTGGTGAAACCCCATACTATTCGTCTTCCTTCAGGCCCAAGGCTGATTCCATTTGGGGCAAAAGCCCTCCGATGTGTATGCGTGCATCTGCGCGGGCGGGCAACGGCGCGGCCAGGGCTATGATGAATAACGCGGCTATGGCAAGTGGGCCCCAGGTGGAGGTGGATATTTCCAGGATAGATCCCGCCACCAACCCGATGGTGATCATGCCTTGGGGACTTTGGAAGAACAACGGAAAGCAGGGGCCAACGGAAGGCCCGGCCGTCAGGTTCTTCATGCCTCCCTTGGTGGTCAAGGAGCTTCTTGGAATCTATCAGTGGGCATCAGAACAGGCATCCGAGGAGTCCGGTATCCCGAACTCCATCTATGGTGGCCAGGGCAAAATGGGGAGTGGGGCGGCTGACACATATTCCGGTTACGCCATGATTACGAACGCGGCCAACAAGACCCTCGGGGGCGTGGTGTTCCACATCGACCAGAACGTAATTGTTCCGTCCACCCGTAACCACTGGCTCCACCTGATGCTGTATGACGACAGCATGACCAAGGGCGGGGATATCAACGTGGTGGCGCGGGCGTCCAGGTTCCTGATCGTTGCGGAACAGATTCAGCAACGGTTGGGTGAGTTTGCGCGGGATACCAACAATCCGATCGACCTTCAGATTATGGGGATTGAGGGGCGTGCTGAACTGTTACGCGAGATGGCGCGATTCCTTCGTACCAAATCCAATAAGATCATTCCGGATGAGGAAAAACTGAAGGCGCGTCTCATGGAACAGGCTGGGATGGCGCAGAATCAACCGCAGAATGGAGGTCAGCAGAAGCCAGGACAGCGGCAGATACCGGAGAAGGCAGGCCCACAGACGAAGCCGACGGCGGGCCGGCCAAGGCCCGGGATGGAGCAACAAGGAGGTAGAGGGCCAAGTCAAGGGCCAAGACAACCACAGGGGCAAGGCCAGGGGATGCAGAGGCCTATGCAACCACAGCAACAAGGGGGGATGGGATGACAAGTATTTATGATGAAGCATTTCAACAAATGAAAGATAAGCACCCTGGAGCATCTATCATTTCGGCGCTCGTGTCTTTCAAGGGTCAAGACAGATACTTTACCTCTGTTATGGTGGATAATCATTGCCTTAAAAATGCCATTGATGAAATGTGTAAATCCATCATGATTGCATTTGATATTCAACCAGTAGAGGGGGGGATGGGATGAGTTGCGGTAATTACCACAAAGGCATGGATTTAGACCCTGAGTTTCCAAAAGCAATACCACCGGAAGGATTGCCAGCGCCATGTCTTCCTCCATTGTGGATGCCATGCCAACCCTATCGGGTAGGCGATAAGCTAGAGATTTTCGGAAAACCTCATGTCGTAACTAGGACTTGTAAAGAATGAACCCCCAAGACCTCATAAAGCTCGAATTTCACCTGTTCGACCCCTCGTGTGTCGATACCGAGACCACGAACGGGATCTCACAACTGGCCAGGATTCACGGCGCGGACCATCTGAAGGTTCTGTTGACTAAGTTTTTCGAAAACCTCAGCGTCGAGTGGCTGAGTCAACCGCGTCACAAGGATGACCTTTACAGGGGTGCCCTGCTGGCCATCCAGGACGTTGAACGGGTGCTGGAAGACGCCCATGGGCTTGCGATCGTGAGGGATACGCAGGAGAAGGCCAAGGGCGTTGAGCCTAAGAAGTGGAGAGCGGTGTAAACAATAAGGAGGGGGATTATGACGCTTTATTATCTTGACGAACTGGATGGGGACGACGCGAACAGTGGATTATCGCCTGATAAGGCATTTAAAACTGATGACCATCTTTGGGCCGTCATAAAGGTCGCAAAATCAAGATTGGTTAAGACTATCGAAGTATATGAAGGTGAAAAGTTTAAACTAGAATAACTGGAAACCGGGGATTGTCCCCGTTCAACTATAAACCTTAACGCTGCCCGGAGGTCAAAAAATGCCTAGATACAATTATCTGTCAGTCGGAACATTGAGCGCCAAACAAGGATTTGTCGGTGGCGTTCCAATGGGGGGTGCTGGATTCTTCGGAAACACCTATTTCGTGGACTACCGAAACGGAAGTGACGGCAACGTCGGAACGAGCCGGGGTCAGGGAAGTAAAACCCTGACTGCCGCTTATGCCGACTGTGCCGACAACAACAATGACCGGATCATCATAGACGGTGATTCTGCGGTCGTGACAACTGCTATGATCGCATGGACGAAGAACCGGATACACGTCATCGGCGATAACGGTCCATTCCCGTGGATGGGGATTGGGAACGGGGCCAGGGTTACCATGGGGGTAACGGCGGTAGCGGCGAATTTGGGCATTGTCCAATGCACGGGGGTTCGCAACACCTTCACCGGAATCAAGTGGGACAATGGCGACACCACGGCCACAAACCTTTATACGTTCCTGGAGGCTGGAGAGTTCAACCGGCATTACTTCTCCGAGTTCTACAAAGGGGTCCTGTTGACCACAGCCGGAACCGCAGAAGTCCTGATGAACGGTGATACCAGCCAGTTCTACGGATGCGCTTTCGGGGATCTGGTGAACGAGCGCGGATCTGGCTCAATCCGGCGCCCGAACGTCCTGTTGAGCAGAGAAACCGTGACGGGCAAGGTATGTCGTGATGGTCTCTTCGTGGACTGTCTGTTCCGCCACAAAGCTGCGCATTTGGATGTTTCCTTCGTATATGGTGCAAATGCCACGGATGTTGAACGGTCCCTGATTTTCGTCAATCCGATTTTTATTAATGCGGTACTGGCAACCGCAGATCCCGCTGATGCCATCGATTTTGGGGCCGCTCAAACGGAAGGGGATGTGCTTCTCGTCAATCCGACTGGAGTCAACATATCAGCCTTTGGCGGGGCGAACCTGAATATTTACGTCCAAGGTGCGGTGCCGACAGCGGCAACGACTGGCATCGCTGTTGAGGTAGCGGCCTAATGGCTCAGTCCCGAATAGCGGATGCCTGGCAGAGCTTTGGTGACAACCTCGATCATGTTGTAGACCAAAAGATACGCATGATCGAGGTTGAGGACCCTGGAGAGGCGAAGAAAGTTCATGTTCGTCTCATGGTCAGGGCTTTTGCTAAACTCAACATTCGGGTCACGGGGTATGATCCCGACAATCCCAAAAGTATTGAGTGGTTTTTCAGAAAGATTGAAGCCCAGCTCAAGACACGGGATGTGGTGGTAGAGCATCGGAACTATACCTCTTACGGTTCACATTACGGGGCCGCTCCTGATGAGACGAGACGGTCCGGGTTTTACTTCTTTCGTCAGTGGAGCCCGACCAGTAACCCGGAACTGGCTTATTTCATCAGCGACCCGACCTATTATCCAAGGCCAGGAGTCATACACAATCCTTTGGGTGGAAAGTTCAGCAAGGACCGATGGGTCATCATGACCAATGTTCCTAACGATTAAGGAAACTTAATGGCCTTCGTTATCTCCAAGAATTGTTACAAGTGTGGTGGAAGTGGGATATGGATTAAAACAACTGTCGGTGGTCATGTTCCTGTAAATCCATGTCCTGTATGCCAGGGTTCTGGCTTACTCCCCATGTATTCAGTGGAACTTGATCAGATTGTGGACAAGGTGGATGACCTCATTGACAAACTGAACGACGTGAAAGAGAAGTGTGACGAGATCATGGAGAAATTGAACGAGTAACCCCGTGGCGGCATCCTCCGGGGTGTCGTCGCGGATAAGGGAGGGAAAAGGGATGGGAGATTTTTATAAGGAGGCTTTCGAACTTTTGGAAAAAGCGGTTGACCATATCGGACCATGGTCGGATTATTGCCCACATCCTGATGATGACAAAGAAGCGCAGGATCTTCACGACAAGATAAAGGCGTTTGTCGAAAAGGCAAAGGAGGCCACATGACCCGCTACATTCTGAATGACGTAAGGCGTAACTTCGCGGACAACATTGAATATGTGATTTGGAAAAAGTCCCGCAAAATTGAGGTAAGGGACCAAACGGATTATTTTGTCCTCCATTCACAATTATTCAATACTGCCCTGAAGAAGTTGGGGATACCTGAATCATTCAACATTAATGATCCGTTTAGCATGTTGCGATTCCTAAAGACAGCGCCTCATCAAATGAAAGTCAATGGGGTGTGGGTCGAGCCAAGAAAAAAGTATGGACCCGAATGGGGCGGCACAGAAAAGGACAAGGAGCATTGCGGTTTGTATTTTTTCAGGCAATGGGTTGAGGATTCGCCTCCAGAGATAGCGTACTGGATAAGCGACTGCATCCGAAAATTCAAGCCAAGGCCAATCGTCGGGCCGAACGGTCAGAAATTATGGGAGATTAAGGAGATGTATCTTTTGACGAACGTACCGGCGTGATGGAGGGGAGCATGGAAAAGGAAGAGTGGGGATATTCGGTTCACAACGAGGATAATCCTCTGACCAAGGACAATATCGTTGATGTCATGAAGAGTATTGACCTTGGCACTCCAGATAAACCAGTGTACTTGAACTTAGGCAATTTCCTTGATGTTATGGGCCAGGTTGATAAAGAGATAGTTCAGCCTGTAATCGATGAACGAGAAGACGGAAGGGAGGAATTAGTGAATTTTAAAAGAAAAATTGGGCATTTCACAATCGCTGAGGCTCTTCTTGATGAAGCGCCAGATGATATGCAATCAATCATGGCCGAAGTAATCGTTGTTCACTGTGAAAGCCTATATTATGAAAGGGCATTCCGTTATACGGCTATATCCAAACACTTTTCTGAAATTCCGTTAGGATACAAGATTCCTGAATACGAAATTATCACTGAAAAAAAGGATGAAGAAATAAGCGTTTCTTTTAAACGAAAGGAATAACACGACTTAGCTGACAACCGAGTTAAGGGAGGGGAGCATGAAAAAAGAAGATTCGGACGATGTGATTAAGGAGTTAGACAAGAGGCTGACTGCCCTACGATCAGCCTGTGACGCTGTTGATGACAGGCTCAGGGCCTATGAAATGGCTCTCAGCACAACCCATAAGCAGCACATGATTGAAATACGGAGGCAACGGGAAGAGATCGACAACACCATAATGAAAGACAGTGGCGTCAAGGAACAAACCATTGAGCGTAAATGTCAGGAAGCGGCCGCCATACTGTTTGCTGAGAAGTACCCAGAGATAAACCCGAAACAAGCGATCAGCCAGGCCGTAATTGATAAGATCGTGGTATCGATCATGAAAAAGGGGGATTTCAAAAGGCTTTTCATGCGGTACATCGCGGATACCATCGGGTTCGAGATTTTGAGAAGAAACGGTTTTAACGTAGACGTTGTTGAATACCCAGAAGATAAAGAGGAGAACGAACCGATTTAGCTGACAACCGGGGCGTTTTCGAGCGGTCGGCCAACCTAACGAGAACGTCAGAGAACTTCAAGGGCAATTGTGGGACCCACACCTACAGTTGCTCTTTTTGTTTGCCCCGGACTCCAATACCGCCACCCCGGAAGACCTCGCAGAAGCAGGCTCCGGGGGGCGTAAAAAAGGAAGACGGCCGCTGGCCGCTCCAAACAACCAGAGGATCATATGGCATTAACAGACGCCGAGATTGCAAAACTACCGGAAGCTCTAAGACGCAAGTACCAGACAGAGAAAACTGCGCTGGCGCAACCGGCCAAACCAGAACCATCGGCCCCTGTCGAAACACCTCCAGCGGCACAGCCTCAGCTTGTGATCCACAACCCGGATCTCAGGCAGCCTGAGCCACCGGCTTCGACGCAGGCCCAAGAACCAGAACCATCAACGCCCCCTGCACAGGCACAAGACCCATGGGAACAGAAGGCCAGGGTCTTGGCCGGGAAGATACGCTCAGAGTTCGGCATCACTCCGTACATCAACGAGCATCTAGGCTGGGAACAGAATTACGCCCTCATTCAAGAACGGTACAACAATGAGGCCCGGCTTAAAGCCATGAGCAAGCAGCTCGTGGACGCTCAGACTGTCATGAAGTTCCAGGCCGAAGCTCTGAATACGTTGAAAGACTTCCAGGCCAAGGTAACACCAAAGGCCCCTGAGCCACCCAAACCAGTCCCACAGGCCACAATCAAGCCCCTAAACCTTGAGGATTACGATCATCTTGAGGATGAGGCCAAGGAGCTTGCCAAACGGTTCAACCAAGTCATCGAACTTGTTTCGCAGCAGCAAGGAACCATGGCGCAGCAGCAAGAGGTCATCCGACAACTTCAGGGTAAGACCGAAACACTGTCGATGAGCACTGATCGTGTTGCGAAGGATTTCGGGGCCACGCAGCATCAGCAATTCATATCAGCCCTCGAAGGTGCAGTCCCGGATTGCTGGACATTGAATGAAAACCCGGACTTTCGGGATTGGCTGGACCAACCTGTTCCGATGGAAGTCATCGGGCCAAATGGTCAACTCATGGAGAAGACCATGAAGCGTGACGACATCCTCCAGGCGGCTCAGAACTCCAGAAATGTTGGGAGAATTCAGAAACTATTCAACGAGTTCAAGACCCAGACCGGATACCGGGCTCCATCTAACGGTGGAAGACCTTCTCCGGATCTGTTCATTGAGCCCGATACGGCAGGCCGGGGGGCGACACCACTTACGAAACCTAAACAAGAGCCCGTGACGCGTGAGCAACTGGATGCGGCGGCTAAACGGGCCAGAATCGAGAGGACACCAGAGGCGATAAATGCCTTCAACAAACTTTCATCTCAATACCAAGGGTCAAGTGGATAACCACGGCATCGCCATGGTGATCCACCTGCCTTTAGATAACAGGAGATTATCATGGCAATAGCTGTAGCATCAGGATATCCGCAACATTCCGGGACCTTCATTCCCGAAAAATGGTCACTGAACCTTCTGGTTCAGTATTACGCAACCGACGTGATTCCCCAGATCACGAACTCGAACTACATCAACGAGATAAAAGACGTTGGGGACATTATCCACATCAGAACTAGGCCCGACATCACCTGGCACGCCTATGTCAAGGGCCAGGACATGACTCCGGACTTTCCGAACGCCCCCATCGTGGATTTTCCGGTTGAACGGGCCGGGTACTTTTTCTTCGCGGTGGACAACATCGACGCTCATCAATCCGACATCGCCATGATGTCCGATTGGGCGGAAGGTGCGGTAAAGAACAGCAAGAACGCTATAGACGCCGCATTCCTGGCTGATGTGTATGCCGATGCGGACGCCGACAATATCGGGGCAACGGCTGGAGTCGATAGCGGAAACATCAACATGGGGGCCGCTGGAGCGCCCGTCACCCTGACGGCAGACAACATCCTTCAGAAGTACGTTGCGGCCGGTGTCATCCTGTCAGAGCAGAACGTACCTAATGACCGGAACCGCTGGGCCGTCATGCCGCCCTATGCGCTTGGGCTTATCAGCCTGTCTGACATCAAGGACGCGAGCCTTTCGGGTGACGGAACAAGCCTTCTGAGGACCGGAACCGGACGGATTGGGCGGATCTCCAATTTCACGACCTACGAGTCCACCCAGCTCACAAGCGTCACGGACGGGACCACAGCGGACACCTGCTGGTATCTGATGTTTGGACACCAGGATGCCATCGCGTTTGGCACCAACTACATCGAGACGGTCCACTTCGACAAGTTGGAGCGGATGGCCGGGCAGGCGACAAGGTGCCTCCAGGCATATGACTGGAAGGCGCTTCGAGGCGAGGCTTTGACGTATCTGTACGCCACCTTTGCCGATAACGAGTTCTAAGGAGCAACATGACACCCCAGCACTCGCCTACTGGCATCTCCAAGCGGAACCCCAACCCGGTGTCCCTCCTTCACCGGCCCCGCTTCTCCCTCCCGGATGTGTCAGCCGGGCGAGTTTTTCATAACAACCTGAATCCGATCGGAGGATATTGAACATGGCAACTTATGCTCTTTCAGACCAAAAAGTAGGAACAGGGGGAATCTTTTACGGCCCCCTGGCCTGCCCGTATTCCACCCTTATCGATGTCCCGACCATCCTGACGGACCTTGGCATCACGGCCTTCGGGGCCGCCGATATTCTGGAGGTCTTCGGGATTGACCAGGGATTTCTCGCCTACGGTGCCGTGGTTGACCGGATCGTGGCCGAGGGTGCCACCTGCACCATCGACGTTGGATGGGCAGGAGCTACTGACACCATTTTGGGCGCTGCGTCTGCCGCCGCCTTCCTGAATGACGTGTCAATCAACACAACGGGCCGGATCATGACCCTTACCACGGACACATATGGTGCGTCCCCGTATCAGGGCGCTCTTTTCGAGACAAGCGGGGCCACCATGGATGTAACCTTCAATACGGCGGCAACCGAGACGGCCGTCTTCAGTCTGGCCATTCCCGGCTGGCAGACCGACTGCAAAGCGGCAATCAAGTACCGGGCCGATAACGGCCTGTAACCCTTAACCGGGCCGGGAACGCAAACCGGCCCATAACCAAGCCCTAAAGGAGGCAGAACAGCATGGAAACGAGATACCTGAGACAGATTGGAACCAACAAGGCCCCTTTCCCGTGGACCGAGGCCTTGGCGAAAAGAAAAGACATGGTGCCCTACAGCCCAAAGGAGGCCAAAATCAGAATTGAGGCTAACCGGCGCATGGTCGAGGAAATGAAGGAAGGGAAGAAGATGGACCCTGTTGCTAAGGCTGAAGCAAAGGCCCAGGCCGAAGAAATTGCGAAGACGGTCAAGGAACTGGCGGCAACTGAGCAAGAGATCGAGGACATGAAATTCAACCTCGAAGAGGTCCCCAAGGATACCGACTCTCCGGCCGTCAAGACCAAGCGGGAACACCAGATGGAGAATGACCGGGATCTTGCCAAAATCAGGGCCATGACCCGGAAGGCCCATGTCGAGGAGTACCTGGCCCAGAAGTACGGGCGCGAGTTCGACTCCGTTGAGATCACCACCACGAGCCTAAAGGACCTGAAGGACATTGCCATCAAGGCCCGGATCGGGACGCTTTACGAGGTGCCCGACGATAAGCTGAAGTAATATGGAGCCATCATGACCACAGCTCTGAGTGACTTTGAACGCGAGATAACGCCCTTCATCCATGGGGTCCCGCGCCCTTCCGTTGAGCGGGCCGTGCTGGATGCTGTCCAGAAGTTCTGCAACGACACGCTTCTGTATAGCCAGGAACTCACGGCCATCACGGTTGTTGCGGACACAGCCAACTACACGCTTTCGGCTCCAGCCGATACTAAGTTCGTCCGGGTCATGAATGTCAAGTACAAGACGAACGGTGCGGACAATGACGAGTTCTATGACCTACGGGAAATGAGCGACTTTGAGTATCAGCAGTATCGTCATGGTCCGTGGAAGTACCATGAGGCTGAAACACCGTCAAAGTTCTGGGTGACAGAGGCCTTCGTTCTCTATCTGTACCCGATCCCGACTGAGGGAAGCACATCGGGGCTCCTGGTGGAAGCGGCCCTGAAGCCGGACGATGAGCCTACGACCGTTCCGGACTTCCTGCTTATCAACTGGCGGAAGGAGATCGGGAGGGGCGCGTTGGCTCATCTGTTCGCTCAGAAGGCTCAGTCCTGGTATGACCCAAAATCCGCGCTGGAGTATGAGGCGAGGTTCAAGCGGGACATCGGGACGGCCCGGTGGGTCCGGATCACGGGCAAGACCATGCTGCAACCGAAGATCAGAATTCCGTTTTTCGCATGAGGTAGGGAATGGGCACTATCCTGGCATCAGCCATCACTCTAAAGGCTTCCATAATCCTGCATGACCAGGCGGGATCTGGAACGACGAGCGGAACCAAGTGGGTCTTGGCAACAGAGCTTTTCGGTTACGTCAATTCGGCACAGAGGGCTATCTGTCGCCTTGTGCCATCGGCCTACGTCCTGAGTGCGTCAACGATTCTGATAGCAGGATGCAAACAGGCGGTGGCGGCTGGAACAACCCAGATCATCGACATCCCGCGCAACATGGGAGTAAGTCCAGGGTCAACTCCTGGCAGGGCCATCACTCGTGTAAGGAAAGCCGACATGGATCGGGCCAACCCCAACTGGATGACCGATACGGCTGCGGCAACTGTTCTTAACTGGATGTACGACCTTGCTTCTCCCCTGATTTTCTACGTCTATCCCCCGCAACCGTCCAGTGGATTTGGGTACGTGGAGATTGAACGGGCGGCGGCGCCTGCTGACATTGCAACACATGGGACCGCCATCACATTGGGGGACGAGTGGGAGCAGGCCATTCTTGATGCGGTTCTCCATTACTCATACCTGAAAGATTCGGGTCACACGCCGAACGCGGTCATGAGGGCTGACCAGCACTTGAAGTCTTTCATGTCACTTTTGGGCATTACGGACAAGGCTCAGGCCCAGACGGCCTTGAAACAGGCGGCAGAATGAAGATAGAGATCAATGCACCTAGGGGCATCATGCCTAAACTGAGTGCCAAGAAGCTCCCGGACCAGAACGCCCAGACGGCCCAGAACTGTGATTTGTCAGGTGGGACCATCAAGCCCCTGAAGGATAATTCCAACATCTTGAGCCTTGGGACCGGAACGGCCTGGAGGTCATTCTACAAGTGGAATGCCAAATATCTCTACTGGACCGACGCCGATATTGACGTGGTGGAGATCCAGGAAGTCAGCTCGGATCGCCGGATCGCCTACACGGGGGATTCAAGCCCGAAGCAACTCAAGTATGCCGACAAGACCGGGAATGGGACACCTGCTGTCACGGAATACCGCGCCCTTGGCCTTCAGGCTCCATTGGGACGCCCCACCGCGCAGCTTTGGAAAACATGGCTCAATGACCCCCTATGGGCAACCGATATTCATTATAATCAGGGGGATTTCGTCCGGGTCGCCATGGGGGATGTTCCGCTCCAGTGTGTCCTAGCCCACACGTCACCCCTGAGCGCAACGGTAGCGGCCTATAACCTGAATGAACTCATAACCCACATCTACACCTACTGGTCCATTGCTGAGACCGCTTCATCAAATTGGGCTCAGAGCACGGCCTACGCGGTAGGGGATAAGATTCTGCTCGCCGGGACATCCCTCTATCTGGTCTTTAAATGCTCCAAATCGCATCTTTCCGAGACAGCGAATAAGCCTGGCGTAGGGGATAGGTGGAATAGCTTCTGGGAGTTCTCGGTTGATGGGAAATTCATCGACACGGTTTCCTACATTTTCACCTACGTAACCGATTGGGGGGAAGAGTCGGCCCCATCTCTGCCGACTCCCCTCATGGACATCTATGAACGGAACTTGGTCCAGCTTACCGGATTTGAGTATATGTACGGCCCTGGTACGGTTGCGGTGGCCGGTGGAGCACTCACGACCGTTGTCGGAACAGGAACAACTTTTCTGACAACGTGTGATGCCGGTGACTGGATTCTGGTAGGGACCCAACTCAGGATTATCTCCGAGATTGCGTCCGATACCTCTATGACGGTCACTCAGGCTTTCGATGCAGCAATCACGGCAGGAGCAGCCTACTCTGTCTATCCTGGCCATCTGAAGTATATCCGGGTCTACCGCCTGTCTAGTGGGAGTGAAACGAGTCAGTATCAGCTTGTCCCGTATTGGGGGGAACCTGCCTTATGGGTAACGGCGACTCGTTATTATGACGGACAGGTAGTGAGAAAGGCCGACCCTGCCAGTCCAGCCGGGGCCGTGTTCGCGTGGTATATAATCTATGAGGCCAAGAGCGACCATGTTTCGGCTGCAACTTCAGAACCGGGAGTTGGAGCAACCTGGGCAACATTTTGGGAATTGAAGACGGATTACAAGCACTTCTTCCAGTATGAACTCGGGATGGACATCAGTATGATCGTTCCGGGATATTGGGACGCAGCCGTTGAGATAGACGGTTCCGATATATCGACCCCCTACAGCATCAATATGGCCACTCAGGGCAGCATCCAGACGGAAGGGTTTGACGACCCCCCTGATGCCCTGGCGGGCCTTGTCGAGATGACCCCTGGAGTGCTGGCTGGCTTCGTCGGGAACACGGTTTATTTTACAGAGCCCTTCATGCCGTATGCCTGGCCTCAGACGGCACCACGGGATTACACCGTGAAGCTCCGGGCCGATGTAGTAGGGCTTGGGTCCTACAATCATGCCCTTATCGCCATCACGACCGAAAAGCCTATCATTCTGACAGGTCTTCCAGGCAAAATGGGAGAACCCGTAACCATCAATGACCCGAAGGCCGGGACCAACCGACGCAACATCGTTTCGACCACGAACGGCGTCATGTACGCGGCCAAGGATGGGATCTACCGTGTAACGGATACGTCTGGAACACTCCTGACAGGAGATTACTTCACGAGGGCTATATTTGGCGCCTTATCGTTGGCGAATACCTCGGCCCTTTTCTATGACGACAAGTACATTCTGTTTTTCTCGAACTCCAACACGGCCTACATTTTCGACTTCATTAACGGAAACGTGGTGACGCTGGTCCTGGCCACAGGTTCGGTCGTGTACGCAACCCAGATGGCGGAAAGCAGCCAGCCGCTTTTCCTTCAGGCCCTGTCGGATGGCAATTATCACATTCGGGAGCTTTTCGGATCGGCCACAAACCTTACGGCAACATGGAAATCCAAGATCTTCGTCCACAAGGAAACGGCTCTGGCGAGGTTCCAGGTCCTCGGGGAGCAGAGCGGGAGTTACCCTGTCACCTTTACGCTTTCGGCCAATGGATCAACGAAAGTGAACGGTGTCAGCGTGACGGATGAGGACGTGTGGCCGGTCGGTGACGGGACGTGGCATGAAACCGAAATGCAGGTTTCGGCATCCATCGAGATTGCGGCCTTTGCGGTCGCAAGTTCTTCAGACGAATTGATAGGGGAGTAGCGTGGGCTTTATCGTTCCAGCCATACCGGGAGTACCGCAATCATGGGATAAAGACGCTCAGGCATTTGGGTGGGCGGTCAAGTATGACCTGGATGTCCGGGAAGGCCGGATGGGGGATGAGCATCGATTTGTAACGGTAGGGGAACTGGATGAGCAAATCAACCGCGTCTACAAGTCCGCCAAGGGTCAGAACTTCATTGAGAAGGTGTCGAACTTTCTGGGCAGCGGAGATGCTGACATCATCCTGAGTGATGTGAATGGGGATGGCCTCCTGAAAATTGAGGCTGATGGGTTGATCTGGGTTGACACAACGGCTGTCGGGAGCGGGTTTGCGGTCGGGACATACGAGGGCGGGGCCAAAAACGGATGGCTTATGTATAACGCGGGGCTTTTCTCATGGTCCGGCAACACTGAGCTTCATGCCTTCATCCTGGATACCATCACATGGCAGGGAATCAGTGCGGGAACGGGCGATGCCTTCATTGGGGATTATACCAACGGGGCAGGGCTATGGTTCGACAAGGCTCCTACCCCGATTCTTCATATCGCCGGGGATCTTGCGCTTGAGTCTATTCCAGGCTTCCCGTCGAATCAACTTCTTACATTGGACGTTGAATTTACCGAGGGTTACGGGACAATCGTCCATGACGGAAGTAAGTCCAGAGTAACGGGAACAGCTTCCGGAGCCCCTGCGTGGGCAAACCACGGATTTATTGGAAAAACCCTTGGTTTTGTGTCGGCCAGTAGCCAGTTTGTAACATTTCCGCACAAGGTAAACGCATGGGATATTCTTGGGTCTGGCAACCGGAACATGGCCTGGAAGATCCCGATTTGGATCGCGTCCTACCCTGCTTCGGCTCAAGTTGTTTGGAGCAAAGGCCGGGCTAATGTCGCGGGTTGGTATGTTCTTCTGAATACAGACGGGAGATTGCAACTAAGGATCAACAAGTCTGGCTCTCAAACTATCTGCGCTACAACCGATCCAATTCCAACCGGCCAATGGGTTTACGTGTTGTTTTGCTACACCTATGGAGCATCTGATAGCGGACTTATCAATTTGTGGATAAATGCGGAAGAAGACACAGCGGCGGCCAAGACCAGCGTGGTGACGATGGTTTCTGGATCTGCCTATGATATGTATTTCGGTTGCTATGACGGATCAACCTACTTTTTCGACGGCTGGATTCAGGGGGCGAAACTGTGGAACGGGTTAGCAGCAGTCTTGACAGCCAATGAAGTCAAAGCCCTCTACAAGTACGCCCAGGGTGCAAGGGGCGGGCAACTCACGGCAAGATCCGTCATGGTTGGAACTGTATCGACTACAACTGGATTCATAATCAATGATACGGGAATCTGGTCCTATATCGGCGGGATTCAGGCGAAAGGTGTCTCGCTTGCAAACGACATCGCGTGGCAACGAACTGATGATGGGTCGTTGGTTGAGCCCATTGATGCGGCTTTCGAGCTTGACCTTGGGGATGAGGTGTTTGGAGGGTACAATTACCAGTACCCGTCAACAGGGGAAGATTATGGAGGGATTCTTTATGATTTGAGTGCTAGGACCTTTACGGTACGAGGGGCTCTTGTAACTAGCGCCATCGTTCCCGCTGGGGGATACTTTGAGTACAACGCCAACATCGTTTTTCCAGATCAGGGTGGCTCGAATTTCGGAATTGCCTTCACAGACGGGAGTGGGGATCAAATTGGCGTCATAGGTTGCGATAGTACAAATTGGCTTTCGACTGGTTGGGATGGAATGGCGATAGCAACGCTTGGAATTCCTTCTGTAAATTACGACCTGATATTTTGCTCTCGTCTTGGATCGGATTCTTATGCAGAGGATGGGGCTTGCTACGTTTTTCATTCTCCTTACGCGACTACAGGAACAAAAGAGGCTTTCATACTTCCTTCAATAGACTCAGCGCGTGATGGAACAAAGATTTACGGCGTTCATCTTGGGGCACAGAATTACAAGTTTCTTGGTCTTTGGGTGCGGGACGGTGGCAAGGTTGAAATTGGCGATGCCACATATCCATTTGTAATTAATATCTGGAATGGTGCAAGTTATGACGCTTCTGATGCCTATATCAGTTAAGGGAGGACATTGTGGCGATTGAGAAATCAGAAATAAAACTTCGGAAATTCTTTTTAGATGTAGGGGCCAAGGAGGTCTATATCGAGTTGGCCCAGAACATCATTGAAGACGGAGTGGTGATTCAGACCTTAATCAAAAAACGGAGGGCGAGCGCAAAGCATTCCGCAGAAAAGTTTGACCAGATATTGGACCTTATTTTCCCATTGGTTCAGGGGGTCAACACGAAACAGTTTTTTCTAAGGCGTGCCAAGGAAGCGTTTGAAGAGTTGGCGGCATTGAACCCGCCGCCGATTGAACCGCCAACGGGTGGAGAAATAATAGAAGGGGGATTGTAATGGATAACGAGGTAGTGGTTACAAACGCCTACATTGCCGAGATGGACAGGCGACCGGAGTTTGCGGCTTTGTTCAAAAGCAAGATAACAGATCCACAATTACGATACTGGATGGGTCGCTTTGAGGAAAAGCTATCGCAGAGGGGCCGTAATTACGAACGGACCAGGACCCAAATAATGTTCGACTTTAGCGAGAAAGACGAGAAGGGTTCCGTGGTCTATGATGTCAGCTTAAGCTCTGAAAAGAAAGAGATAAGAACGCCTATCATCGCAGATCCTCTTACCTACAGGGTCGAACTCAACAAGCTCCTAGATATGGAAATCCCGCTGGAAATGCCGCGTTTCAAAATAAAGGTGGCAGACCTGCCAGGTGAATGGCTACCGAACGACCTCTATATTCTTGGACCGTTCCTGGATGTTCAAGGAGTCTCATGACCGACCGATCCACAATAGACCTCATCCCCTACTGCAACCTACCGGGCAAAGGATGGACTTTCCCGGATGATCAGGTGATTGAGTTCTACTCCCAGATGGTCAAGGACGGGACGTTTGAGACGGTCTTCTGTGACGGATCAATCCAGTCGGCGTTTGACTTCCTGGACCACATGAAGGACCCCCGTGGCCAACTGTTTCTGGTGGTGTCTGGCCACAAGCCAGTAGCCATCATCTGGCTCAATGATTTCCAGGCCCGGTGGTGTCAATTCCACTTCTGCGTCTTCAGTCATGCTTGGGGCGACGGAATAGAAGAGATCGGGCAATATGTCATCCGGCAGATTATGACGATGAAGACCAATGATGGTAGCCGGTATCTCCACGACATGATTCTAGGGATCGTCCCACAATGGAATGAACGGGCCATAGAGTACGTGAAGGAAGTCGGGGGAAAGATAATGTGTCGTCTTCCATATGCCTGTCTGGACGGTAAGACCGGCGAGAGCATTCCGGGGGTTTTGTTTTGCGCTACTCGGGAAATATTGGGGGTAGAAGAATGAAGGTCTATGAACGAATTGTAATTTCGATTGCGACCGGGGCGGTCCTGGAGGAACAGTCGTTTGATTATTCCGGGCCTGTCGCCCTTTGTGGATCAGGCGGGGGAGGTGGATACGAACCTGACAAGGAATATAACGCCCGTATCGCAAAAATCGCTGAAAAGCAGGCCGATATCGGGACCGAGGCATGGAACTACTATCAGTACGGGGTGCCGTATAACCCCAACGAGGTAGTTCAGGGTGCCCAGACCGGAACAGAAAAGAAGTGGGTAGGTGGTGGGACTCCTACCGATGCGTCAGGCCAACCCCAATACGGCCAGGGCAATAGCGAGTGGGACCAATATTACCAGAACATGAAGGAAAAGGGGATGAGTGATTCCGACATTTTCCAGACCATCGGGGCTCCTCCTGGCTATGCCACAGACGAAAATGGGCAACTGGTTTCGACAGGGGAACAAACTGGTTCATGGCAGGATGTCCCGGTTTATGGTGGAGAGACAACCCTTGGAGCGCAGAATGGATATGACCCCAACGCCGTCACGCCCCTCAGTTATGATCTTGCTCAGATCTCCGCTGATATGCCAAACGTCCAGGGTAGGGCAGAACTGGAAACCATGAGCCTGGAACAGGCAAAGTCCCTCATGCCTCTTGAAACGGAGCTAACCACCAAGGGCCTTGAAGCTCAGATCGGTCTTTTACCCCTCCAGGAACAATCTGCCCGTGGCTTCTACGATGCCGCGTTGAACGGGGTCAATCCTGAAACTTGGGGATCACAGGCTCAGGTAGACGTTGAGCAGTCCTTCCAGGGTGCCAACGCCGATGCCAGGAGGGAAGCGGCTCGGATGGGGCTTAATCCACGAAGCGGGAATTATGCCAATCAGGTCCGGCAGGCTGCAATAGAGAAAGCCCGGTTGGGCGGTGGCGCTCGATCCGCTGGCCGTCGGGCAGGAGAAAACGAGAACTTCAGACGGCTCGGGCTTGCGACCCAGACCACGGCCAATTTCTACGGAGGCTACTGATATGGCAAGAGGACTTTATACCGCGCCACGACCACAAATCCGAGATTTCTTGGGGAATGCACAACAAAGCCTTCAGGCGGCCGGGAACCTTTATGGCCGGATGGACAAGGAACAAAAATTCAATAAGCCAGATAAAACTATTGGCGGTGGAATCCAGTCTGCGGCGGGTGCTGGAGTCACTGGATATATGCTTGGTGGTCCAGCTGGAGCCGGGATCGGGTCGGCTATCGGACTTGTTTCCTATTACTTGTCATAAAATGTCAAGGGAGGATGAATTATGGAGATGCACAGTTTTGAAGTAGATAATGGCGATAAAGTAGTGGGACTTATTTTCAACGACGAAACTGCAAAGTCTTTTATTAAACATATGGAAATGGCCGTAAAGGATGTCCCAAGAGGCAAAGATGGCTGTTTTTACGTCACGTTTTTGGCTGGAAAGATTGATATGAATGTGGAGGTATAGCGATGCCACTTCAATACGAACCGTATCCGACAGGTGAATCATGGCTCAGGATGGGAAATCAGGCCGTGGGGCTCAAGAGGCAGATCCAGCAATCCGACGCCTTCGAGGAAGACCGGGAAACAACACAGAAGACGGCTGAATATCAATCTGAGATGACAAGAAATCCGGAATTTCGTCCAGACCCCAATGCTGTTGGATATAATCCAAAGGCCGATATGGGGGCTCAAGCCGCTTATCTTGCCCAACAAATTGAGTGGAATCGCCTTGATAGCGGTAAGCAGAAATTAAAGTCAGATCAGTTAAGCGACGATTACGAGCAATCACAACGGGCGGCATCCGATGTTACGTCATGGCTTCGCATCGCTACTTCTCAATATCCAGACGCCGAAACTTTGGAGGATCTTCCCAAAGATATACGGGATAAGATCGTTGATTCCTTTGTCGGAGCTCATGCCTATATCCCTGATGGAAGATATTCTGAAAAGAATGCCGATGGAACAGTGACCATAAAGGGTCAATTCAACGACTACAACAGCATTCTTGATCCGTCAAAAATCAGCGTAAAGGACGTAGAGGAATTTTGGGCGGGTCAATCTATGAATTTGACGGACAAATCGGCTTTTACAAAAGCGTTTCTTGCATCTGAGTCTGCGACTAATCAAGCGAATGCCGGTGCGTGGTCAAATCCTCGCATTGTTTTTGATCCAAATTCCAACACAAGGGCTTTTCGGGTCGATCAAGTACACAAAAAAGGTCCTAAACGCGGTAAGGTTGAAAGTTACTATTTTGATCATTTTCCGATAATGCGTGACGATGTTCCAATGTCTCCCGATCAAGTTGGTAAATTTTCGGTGGATTTGGGACTTGTCAATGCCCAGAAGTATGCTCCTGAAGTAGCTGAAGAAGAAGCCAAAACCGGCATGACGGCGGCACAACAGGCAGATAAGGGATTCAAGGAACGCGAGCTTGGTCAGCATGAGAAACAGCTTGGGTTGGCTGCGTCTAAGGAAACCAGGGAGCAGGAAAAGGCTGATATGGAAAAAGAGGCGGCACCACAGAAAGCCAACCAAGAAGCTGTTAAAGCCTATAACGATTACCTGAAAGCGTTTGAACTCAATCCCAAAGAGGCGCTTTCGTTTAAGGACTGGAAGGAGCAGATTTGGACGTATCGGGAGGAAGGCCCGAAGGGTTTGTCGGGTAAGACCGGCGAAAGCGTTAAGGGTAAGATCGGAAAGCCCAGAACGATTGTGGACAAGAAAACAGGTCGGACCTACAAGGCCTATTCTGACGGGAAGATAGGATTACCGAACGGCAAGAAGGTAACGGTGGAAGAATTCAAAAAGATGACTGAGGGGCAATAATGCCGCTACTCGCAGAGCTTGGCCTTGATCCTGAACGGTTCTCCATAGAAGACGAACCGGATACGCCAGAGGTACGGGCATCTTCAACCATAGAGGGCCTTGACCCTGAGCGGTTCGAGGTGTTGGAAGATGAGGTAGACGAATCGACCTTTCGTCAATGGTATGGAGAAAAAGCAAAAAATACCGGACTGAATCCCGATCCCGATGACCCCCAACACAGATACGATTACCGTGCAGCATTTGGTGCAGGTGCAGAACCAGAAAAGGGATCTGACGGTCAATACCATTGGCCATCTCAGTTCAAAGCCGACGATCATCCGAATCGTTTCGTTGACGGCCAGGATACGAAAACAGGTGAGCGTATCCCGGTCATTCGCCAGATGCCAGAATCCGAAATCGGTTTGGTAGAACGCGGAAGGCGATACCTTGAGGAAAAGGGATGGGTAGAGCCAAAAACCAGGATGGATCCTTCCCAGATTGCTGAGGCCCAGATAAGGCATGAGGCAAAGGGATTGCCACTGGTCAGAGAGGAAGGCGGACAAGGCATGACGCCTGATGACATTTCGTTGCTTGCTCCACCTAAAAGAATACTCGGAATGGCGAGGGACAATACCGCACCCTACTACCGACCGGCAACCACCGAGGAATACAAGCAGCAGGTTTACCCGGAAGGGACCGGTCTTAGAAGGGCAGAGCAATATGGGCGCGACATAGGGGCTGGCTTCACTGGCGTCTCTGAGGGCCTTGCCGGTATGGGCCAGTGGCTCACGGGTGGCATGATCGGGAACGAATCGGCCAATGCCGCCAGATTGCTCAGGGAAGAATTACAGGCTGAAGACCCCAACTTTGCGGATCAAGTCGCTTCAGGTGTTGGGTCGATGGTGGCCTTCTTCGGACCCGGTATCGGGGTATCAACGGCATTGCAGGCCACATCTAAGGTTGCGCCATTTTTAGCCAAAGCCCTTGGAACAACTGTCATGAGCGCAACTGAAGCCGGGACGGAGGCTGGCCTAGTTTATAGGAATTCCCTCGAACGGAACAGAGACCCCGAAAGGGCCGAAAGTGAGGCGTCCACTACCTTTTTGCTCAACATGCCGCTTCTTTGGGTTACGAACAAGCTCGCCTACTTCTCCGATGTCCTGAAGAACCCGGTAGCAAAGCGGATACTTGGCGGCATCATGGAAGGCACGCAGGAATCAGGCCAGGAAGTCATCTCGACAAAGGCCCAAGGGGAAGAACTGAAGCTCAAGGATGTCATGACCTCAGGTGCGGTAGGGTCAATCATCGGCGTATTCTTCGGTGGAGGTGGAGCAGCATCTCAGAAGGGACCCCAGGGTCTTCAACGTCGTCCTTCCGAGACCGACAACGCGCCAACTGATATGCTTGAACCCACGGAGATGCAGGCTAGTCAAGGTATTCCGGGGAATATTCCGCGTGGAATGCCTATTCCCACTATGCAGGAAGCCCCCATCGAGGACCTTATCACGCCGGAATCCGGGGCAGCACCGATTGACATGCTGGAACCTGAGCCCATGGCGCCGGTGTCACAACCGCAAGTTCGAGGGCTACAGCGGGAACCCATAACAGTTCAACCGGAAGGAGTACCGTATGCCGAAGGAATTGGAACGCAAGTTGAGGAAAGAGGCCAACCAGCACAAGAACTGGTCGGAGGAACAGAAGGACAAGTACGTGTACGGGGCCTTGAGGAAGACCGGATGGAAACCGGCCAGGGAGAAGAAGCGGTAGTACCCCCGGAAATACCCCCTGCACCTCCTGAGAGGGCCGTAGAGACGACTTTACCCCAAGAGCCTGTACCTACCCCTGCCGAGGTGCCTGAAGTGGTGGGGGAGGAACCAGTTGTCAAGAAATCTTTGACTACTGAGCCCCCCGCAGAAGTGGTGAAGGGGAAAGAGGCGTGGGAGATGACGGCTGAAGAACATCGAAAACGTGCCAAAAAGATGTCCGATGATGATGTTCGAGAAGAAGTTATTCAAGTGCTTATGCAGCGCGATTGGACACGAGAGAAGGCCGAAAAGTATATTCAAGGTGAATTCAGTATTCGTGCCATGCACGATGCTGTAGTACCTAGCGGTATTGTAGAGCGTGCTATCTCCGAAGGCAAGCCAGTCCCACAGTCTATCATCGACGAGTATCCCGGCCTGAAGCCCCCAGCCCCCTCAGCCGAGAAGGGGGAGACGGAAGGCAAGCCCCACACCCATTCAGGCCCCGGCTACACCGTAACCCGTGTCAAGGACGCCAAAGAGGATGCCCAGACCAAGTGGACCATCGAGATGGACGAGCAGACCCGGGCCGACCTTCCCGGCATCATCGGAATTGCCAAGGACGCAACTAAGGGCGAACGGTTTCTGACCATAGATGAAACTGGACAACGGAAGGTAATAGGTGTAAAATCAGGGCGTCCTGAATTCATGCAGCACCCTCGGCTGAAGTCCGAGAGGGTGCCCGGGAAGTCCGGGGCATCCCCTGCCGACCTTGAGAAAGCCGTCAATAAAGCACTGGCCGGGGAACCATTGGGCGTCAAACAGGCCCGTCTCGTCGAAGATGCAATCATCTATCTGCGCGAGATGCGGCTACAGGAGGAGGCGAAAGATGTCGGAATCTCAAAAGAAGATTTTGACCGTCTCTCAGAAGAAGAGTTTGCAAGAGCTGAGAGAGAAGCTATTCAAGCTGAGTCAGGAAAAAATTCGGCTGAGAAAGTTTCAGGACCAGAGGGAAAAGGACGAACAGGAAATCTCTTCAAAGCCAAGCCCGAACCCTGGGCCTTAACCCCGTCTGAGCCCACCAAAGAAGAACGACTTGCCATGGCCCCCAAGGAGAAGGGGCCTAAGAAGCGGGCCGTATTCCCCACCGAGAAAGTCAAGACCGCCACCACCGGAAAACAGACCGGCCTGTTTGGCAATGAGTTTAAGCCGGGCGAGAGCCGGGACCTGTTCGACCAGGTGGGGGAGGTAAAGCTGGTCCTGCGGGAGCCAAAAAAGAAAGATGGATTTGTTCAAGTCTTTAGAGGCGAAAGCACATATAACAAGGGTGGAAATTACTATACCACTGATCGTGAATGGGCAAGGCAATTTACACAATCTGGACAAGATAAGGAAGTTTTTAAAGGATGGATTAAGGAAGACAGAATTTATAGGCCAGAGCCTTTACCAAGCGCCACAAGCGAAAAAGAGTTCGATACTGCAATAGCTGAAGCCAAGGCTAAAGGATACTCAGCGGTATGGTTCGATGAAGGCGTTGGTGAACCAAATTCAGTCTATGTTTTCAATCGTAGAGACTTTAAGCCAGGAACCAAACTTTCAATACAAGACCCAACCGCTCAATACCTCTGGGAGCTTGCCCACGAGCCGGAAACCCCCGCAGAAGTCCAACGCCTGATTGACGTTGCCGACACCATCAAGAAGACCATTGAATCCGTGGTCCCCAAGGCTGACCTCTCACGCCTGACGGTCAAGTTGGTCCCACGCATATCCCTCGAGGGCCGGAACGTGGCGCAGTCTGCCAAGGAGTATGGCAAGACCGCGGACCAGATAGACCCTGAAAACATCCTCGGCATATACGAGTCGTCCAAAGATCTGATCGAGATTGCCCATCACCCGGAAGCCCCCCTCAGACAAACAAGAATCACGGCGATGGAGGAAGCCCTTCACCGGGTGCTGGACAAGGTGATGAGCCCCAACGACCTTGAGTTCATTATGAAAGAGCACAAGGGCAATGAGGAAGCCACTGTAAAGCAGGGCGTGAAATTCATCATAGCCGAGCAGGATGAGCTTGCAAGGCTCATGGCCGACAAGTCCATTTCCACCAGGGCCAAGATGATTTGGAAAAAGGTCCTGGACATCCTGAAGCGGATACGGGGAGCGTTCGGGTGGAAAGGGCAGAAGTCGTCAGATGCGATTTGGGAGAAGGTTCTCGGAAAGGGATACCAGCCACACGATGGGGCCAAGAAGGAAGGCACGAGCTTCAGCGTGGAGGAACCGACCGACACCCCCGAATCCGCAGCCGACCGACTCGGCATCTACTTCGACGGCGAACAAGAGATATGGACCAAAGACGGCCCTGCCGGAACCAAATACCAGTTCACTGACCCCCAGACGGAAGGTGGGACCTTCTACGTCAAGGACCTGAAGGACCTGGACAAGACCCTTGAGGCCAAGAGGAAGGAGTTTGGCGTGTCCGGGCCGGAAGTAAGGCTATCCATCAAGAAGCATGAGCAAGACGCTGAGCACGTTGGCGCCAACCCCAAGTTCTACGCCCCCGCGATGGATCAGGCAACATCGACCATCAAGGCCATGCGGGAGTTCAAGGTCATACCGGGCGGCTTCATCGACAACACCTTCAAGACCCCTGAATGGTCGGATCATCCGGTTGAAAAAAAGGTTACTGACGCAGCACTGGATAGAGAGAAAAACAAGCACAAGTATTTCTACAACATCGACCACGACCAGGAAACGGACCAGAACATTTGGGAATCCCTGAAGGACCTCAAGGATCGGGGAACCTCCATTCTGTCTCGTATCAGGGGCCGGGACCTTTATGATGTCCAGAACGCCAAGGTATCCAAGGAATACAAGCAAGTCTCAGCGGCCATCGACCACATGGACACCGAGCGTCATCAGTGGCTTGATGCGCCCCAGGAGCTCGCAGGTGAACCTGGCTTCGGGGAAACCAAGAACTTTCATGCCATCACGTTGAATCCAACCGACCAGTTTGACCAGGAAGGAATGGACGGGAGTAAGTTCAAGACCACGGACTTTCACCGGGGCGCTAAGGGCCATGAAGGCATCACCTTCATCATCGGGAAGGATACCGAGACCGGCGACGTCCTGACCCATAGCGTGCGGTTCCGAAAGGACACCTTCAAGCCCGAAGAGGTCAAGGCGTGGTTTGAGGAAAACAAGGATGTCTTCGCTGGCCGGACCGGCTACCGATCGGTTCTGGAAAAGAAGAAAGTCTCCAAGGATGTCCTGGAAGCGGTCGATATGTACCGCCGGGCCAACGACAAGGCCCTCGACCACATGAGGGCGAACCTCAAAGAAGTGATCGACGCCTACCGGGATGCCGGGAAGAAACTCCCGACTCTGTTTGTCGAGAAGGACGAGAAAGGCAAGGCCACCCCCTACACCCTGAAGGACGCCTATGAGGAGATGGGGCAACACCGGGGCTATTACGCGCCCAGGATAAGGGAATCGGGCGATTGGGTGGTGCAGTCGGTCAAGGGAGACCAACCCTACCGCTACCACACCCAGAGCCGCAGGAAAGCAATCGCGCTTGAACAGCGGTTGATCCGGGAGGGCCACAAGGATCTGAAGCGGTTCCGAGACTCCCGCATGTTGCCCGAATCCGTCTATGAGGACCTGACCATCGGGGAAGTGGCGAAGGCCCTGGAGAACGCCGTTGAGAACATGCAGGGCGTTGATCCCGATACCACGGCGAAATTCAGGCTTGAAGTCATACAGGCGGCTTCCGATATGCTGAAGGCCAGGGCGTTTCGATCCCACAGAATCAAGAGGTCTGACAAAGTGGTGAAGGGCTACATTGAGGATCCCCTGACCCGCCACCTTCTCTACACGAATCAGATTGCAGGCGGCATCTCCAAGGGTGAAGCGGCCCAGGAGATGTTCGACGCCTATCTGGGCAAGTTCGAGAATTACATCCGGGACGACAAGACCAACACATGGGTTCTGAAGGATTCTGAAGGCACGCCTTTGGATTCCAGGCCTATGAAGGATGAAGAGATCGAGGCTGACAAGGGAAAGAAGTCCATGCGGTTCGGGGGCCTCTCGCCAGCACAAGACAAGGAGCTCCACTCGAAGCTCAAGGATTACATCAGCAACCAACTCCGAAACCCTGACCGGATGGACCGGCTTGTGGGTCTCGGAAAGTCTATCGTGTCCTTCAAGTATCTTGGATTTAATCCACGCTCCATGCTGGTCAATACGACTGCCATGATTACGACTGTGCCTTCAGCCATCCATCAATACGCCATGGGGAGCAAGGGGAGCCTGACGAAGATAGGGGCATCCATCATGAAGGCCGGGGTCGATTACGTAGGCGTCATGAGGGGCAAGAAATTGGCCAACGCCCAAGAACAGGCCTTCATGGATCTGGTTCAACAAGAGGGATATGACACCCCTCAGTACATGCACGATGCCATGGGGGCCATGAAGGATATGTACGGCGGCATGTGGTCTAACATCATGAGCAAGGCTATGGTTCCGTTCGGGATAACGGAGCAATGGAACCGGGGCTCCACCATGTTGGCAGCATACCGACTGGCCCGTGGCCAGGGGAATACCCACGAGGACGCCATGAAGTTGGCTCAGGATGCCAGCAATAAGGCCCACGGGATCTATGGGCAGGCGACTCTCCCGACATGGGCACAGGGCAAGAACCCTGCGGCCCTGGTACTCCGGATGGGCTACACCTACCAGAAGTTTGGACACAATTACGTCCAAATGCTGATGGACCTTGGTTTCAAGAAGCGCAACATCAAGGCCCTGACGTTCGCCATGGCAGCGCCGATGGTCATTGGAGGCCTTGAGGCTTCCTTGGCGGCCAATATCGTCATGATGATTGTCAAGGCTATCCTTCGGGCCATCGGGGAGCCAGAAGATCCGGAAAAGATCGTATACGACGTGATCCGGTCTGAATTCGGCCGGGGGTGGGAACGGGCGGCACGTTACGGGGCTTTCGGGGCAGCCGGGGTTGACATATCTGGATCTCTCTCGGTCGGGATGGAGGTCCCCAAGACCCTGATGGATCTCACGGGGCCTTTTGGGGGCGTCTATAACGACATCTCGCAGGCTGCCCATTATTTGACCACAGGACAGCCCTACAGGGCCGTAGAGAAGACTTTGCCCAATGTGGCATCCAACCTATTCACGGCGGCCCGTGAGCTCAGGACGGGGGCCGTAACGAAGTCAGGCTATCCCGTGTGGGATGAGGAAGGGAAACCGCTTCAGCCTTCTGCTGTCGAAACCGGGCTCAAGGGCATGGGGTTCCGGTCTTCCAGGCGAGCGACCCTCCAGGCGTCCGAATGGGAATGGAAGCAGATGGAGACTCGGTATGCCGATAAGCGGAAAAAGATTTACGAACAGTACCGCGCATACCTCAAGACATGGAGCAAAGATAAGTATCAAGACATCATGAAGCAGATCAAGGAATACAACGCAGACGTGATGTCTGAAGGACTTCAAAAGCAGGTCCCCCTTATTACCAAGGCCAGCATTAAAGGCCAAGTCAAAAGAATGGCGAAACCAACGAAACGTCAAATGTCGAGGATTATGGAAGCGGAGGAAATGGAGCAATGAAAAGATTCATCGGGTTTTTGGTCTTAATGCTGGTTCTTGGGATTGTCTCACTCGGATGGGGGGCGAACACCACCACCTATGATGATGGAACAATCACGATCACAGGGCTTGACGCAGATTGGGTATTTGCCACTGAGATTGCGGCTCTCAGGACTGCCGGAAGTGAGTACCCAAAAGAATTTGATAACACCGGCCATGTCACGATTGAATCCATTATCTTCATTCCTGGCGCGGCAGATGACCGGATGGTTATCCACAGCTCGGAAGGGATTGACGGTTCACCAATTTTCGACACTGGGAAGGTTGCCGACGCCTATGACGCGAGAATCCAATATTACCCGATGGGCAGGCGGGCAAAGCCGACCATTGACATCACCGATTGCACACTTGCGGCCGGAACACTGGCGAATTGTGTGGTCAAAATCAATCTGAAAGAGATCAAGGCTCCGTAACCCATAAGGAGAAGGCTACGCCATGAATTGGGACACCGGATGTGAAAACCTTTTCTTCCACCCAGACGGGCCTGAATTCTATCCGTCGCTGCACGTAGGCGGGTTTAAGAGCAGGTTCAATGTTGCCAATATTCCAGGAGACACACCCCTGCTGACGGATGGCGTATGGGTGGTCCCTCGTCAATTCAGAGTCTACCTCCCCCCTGGAACTATGACCGCGAACATGAATTTCTTCGCTCCAAGCGGCGCAAAGATCGGGGTTGCCCAGAGATTCAAGCAAACTCCACAGTTCAACTACTGCGGCGTGAACGCATTGAATTTCCCCGTGATGCCGTGGTCTGGACATGGAGTGCTTGCCGACTTGGAGAAAAAAGATCGCCAGATCATGAACATGGGTGGCGGGTTTTTCTCATTGGTTCAGTTCTTCAAAACGCCAGGACTTTCGGTAGGCGGCTGGCTCTACATCAAGGTCCTGGACGTGGATGAGGCAAACGACCTATTCCAGTTCCAGTACGTCGTCCAGGTGTACCGAGGACCATATCTCGCCTGGTACAACAGCCCCCAGACTCAGTGGGACGCCCTGGGTGATCCGTTGCCACTCACGGGGGAAATCATTGTAGAGCCTGTGCAACCCGTGGCGGTGACGTTGAGCGGACCGGCAACCTCAGAGGTCGTAAAACCGGCAACGTACAGCGCTAAAGGAAGTGGCGGGACCGGGCAGTACGAATATCGGTTCTGGCTGAAAGGTGAGATCGGAGAATGGTATAGTGTTCAGGCGTATTCCAAGTCAAATACATGGACATGGACGCCCGTCAAGCCTGGTAAATTTCAGGTTGGCGTGTGGATTAGGACCCTGGGTGGCCAAACTCCAACTGACCAACATGAGGGTGCGATCGGGATTCCTACTGAGGTGAAAGGATCACTAACGAACAAGGTTTCCGTCAGCGTAAACGGGCAGCAGGTATTCTCTGGGACCCTGCCTTTTGTGATTGAGGTAAGACAATGAAACGATTCCCTTTCTTATGCATCCTGTTATTCCCATCCTTGACGATTACTGCGGAGTAAACCATGAAAGACACCTTCCGACGCCCGATGGACTGGAACCATGGCTACGCTTTCATGAAGCATGGCCCGTCAGTCCATGCGAAGATAGAGGAAACCTTCTTCCCCGCTCAGGCCCGGATTGTGGTCAACGCGGCGATCCAGTTGTGCCAGAGGGCCGAACTGGAGAAAATACCAAAAGAGGTATGTGCAAATGCGTAAACGATTCCTTCTTTCCTTTTTCCTCCTCGCCTTCCTCACCCTGCCCTGCGCGGCGTGGGGTACTACCTATCCTCTTACGATAGATAGCACTTCCGAAACGGTTGATGGGGACACGTTTTGCTCTGGTGTGTGTCAACCTGGAGACATTATTACTTTGCCCGTTGGAACGTACAATACATTCATCCTATTCAGAGATCTTGTTGGTACGGCACTCAATCCCATTATAGTCCGAAATGCTGACAATGGTTCTGATGGTGGTGGGACGATAATTGATAATGTGTTGTACAATACCAGCGACGCTGACAATCGTTATTATGGGGCAATCAAGATCTCAAACTGTCAGCATGTTATTTTCTCTGGTGACGGGGACGCGGACGTTACTTATGGAATCAAGTTGACTCGAAATGTCAGGCGTGGGCTTTGGATTGATAATGATGACGCCGGGACAGACCATAACTCAGATCTTGAATTTCGATATTTCGAAATTTCGAACATCATTCTTTCCGATCAAATAGGCGGGGCGGCCATTCGTATTGGTGCGAAAAGAGATTACCCGATTGAGAATTTCAAAATTCATCATAACTACATTCACACCACTCTCGCAGAAGCCATGTATATCGGGAGTGCTCCCACTCCTGATTATCAAGACCCTGCTGATTGTGTAAAAGTGATCTCCACAATGGAGATTTACAATAACATCATCACGGATTCAGGCTTGGACGCCATAGACGTTAAGTGTGCGACCGGTGGTGTTGAGATATACGGAAACACCATCACCAACGCCGGATGCAAGGCGTCGGTATACACTGGTTTTGCAAGTCATGATGAAGGAATCATTACGGCAACAGGCACGGTATCAAACATACACGGGAATTTTATTGACAGTGCTCATGGAAGCGGAATCCGTGTTGAGAGCATGACAACTGGTGAAGATATCCAAATTGTCAACAACGTGGTCGTTGACGGTTATATTGGTATTCATGCTGTAACTCCCGTTCCTGCCAATGGTATTACAAATGCACTGATTGATTACAATACTGTAATAAGCCCGTCTGGATATACGATCATCGCAGATGCTTCTACGACTGGCCGTGTCTTGGGGAATTTAGTGGTCAATGATGATACGGCACAGGTTATTACTGCCGGTGGTACAACGGCCACAGGCAACGTGACCAAGGCTACGGTTGCCGAATGTAATTTTGTCGATGGAGCGAACGACAATTACGATCTTACCGTGACATCTCCATTCATCAACTCCGGCCCGGCTGGATACCCTGCCACGGACTATCTTGGACGGGCAAGGCCATCGGGGGGTGCTGCTGACCCTGGGGCCTATGAGTATATGTTTACGGATATTGGCCCTGATATTACATCGGTTTTGCCAGGAAACGCGAAACTCTACGCTGACGGCGGAGCTGGCTGGAATAATATCAGCGTATCATCGACCGTGACTGATAATTTAGGTGGGGGGTTAACCTACCTCTGGACCTTTGGGATAGAGTATATCACTAACGGGACGATGGAAGCCCCGGTATCGAATGATCCTCCGACAGGGTGGACGGCCAACAATGCCACTCTCGATGACAGCGCGACGGCTCATGGTGGAGCACAATCCATAAAGGTCACAAACGGCGCGGGGGGCATGTCCGAAGCATATCAGGCGATAACGACAATAGTAGATGCAAAATATCGAGTGTCGGGATGGGCGTATAAAGCAGCGGCAACAGGTGTTTCGTTGCGAGCATCGACCTCGATAACGGATGGCGCTGTAATTGTTGGATATGACCTAGATCAATCGACGGATAACACATGGTTTAATTTGACGTTCGATTTTACAGCCACAGCAACGACCACTTACGTCCAACTTGGTGTTTACGGGTCAGCCGATGACGGGACCGAATTTGCCTATTTTGACGACATCACGATGGACCAAATCAGCACCGTAGAAGACCCTAGCACAATAACATATCCAACCCCTGGGAGTTATCCATCTTCGCACACAGTCACTTATCTCGTGACTGATGCCGGTGATAATACAGACCAAGCCACATTCACGGTTACGATAAATGAGACGAGCGCAGATGACTTCTCTGATATTTTGTTCTGGGTAAATTTCGATTCAGGGGCTTGGTCAACTCCAACCTACACGATAAGCTCCACTAAAGAAAAAAGCACTGACACAACTGGTGCAGGTAATGATAGCGTTGCAGTCAACGCCGACGCGGGGATAGTTGGGACAAACGGCCTAGACATCGCTGACAGCAATAAAAGATTATTGTTCAATGTAACGGATTTTCCAACCTCTGAGTTTAGGGTTGGGTTTTATTTCAGGTGGGGAACCTTCGCAACTACCGGAGGGCTTTTCCAAGCATATTTGGACGCAACGAACTATTTTTATATCAGAATGCTGGATGACCATCAGATTCATGCAGCAGTTTTGCCGAATGGCGCGACCGCGTCACAGGTATATTCAGGAACTGATAGCGTTCTTACGCAAAATACCGCATATTTCGTGGAGGTTGCCTGCAAGGTTTCCACAAATCTACTTGCGATTTATGTCAACGGAAGTAATGTTTCGACCGGAAGGGTGGGAACCCTTGAAGCGTGGGACCCCGGAGCGCCTTATATAAATATTGGCGACTTCGTAGGCGCTGCGATGGACGCACACATGGATCAGGTCTTTATCTCCAATGACAGTACTAGGGATCTTTATGCTTTAAGGGCGCAAACAATCCTTCCCTCGTATGCCCGGATAGGCTCAATCGGAAATGCAGATATAGACGGGACCTACGGGATTGGGTCAGGCCTATCGGTTCCTGTTTATTTCGTTGACGGTCTTGGCGTACCGAAAACTGTCACTTTAACAGATGACGGCGACACAAACCACGAAGCTATTATTACCACAGAAACAGGGGCCACGGACCTTGTATTGCTTCATACGTCTCCGGCTCTTGGAACGGCAGCCTCTACCCATTGGTTTTCAACGACCGCCACAGCAGGGCAGGCCATTGCATCCGGCATGACTTCAGCCGATCTCACAGTGACGGCTATCAGTGATGGGGACGATACTTTTGACGCCGATCTCACCCTACCGACCGGGGAGAATTTGTCTGACAATTCGGCTGTGGTGATCGCTGGAACGACAAACTCTATCACGGCTTTTTATCTTTGCGATTGCTCAACAGGAGCGCAAATCACTGACAATACCGCTATCACTGGCGAAGACGAATTTTGCGCCCTGATGACATTCGCGGTGGACAGCTATTTTATAAACGGCCCAACGTCCAATTTGACCATACCGCTGTTACTGGACAACGGGACCCTCGTCATGACCCCACGGGATACCCAACCGGCAGGCATGGGGAACGGGACAAACGAATGGGTGTTCTCGGCAACGGCTTCGCCAGGGGACCGGAGCGCAAGCGAAGTGGTCGTAACCGCCGTTGGTGATTTTGCTCACGGGGCTACGGACATTGTTGATGGTATAGAGAATGCCCTTGCATCCTATGAGCTACCTAATGCGTGGCTCATAAATGCGAATTCACTAACGGTCAATGTTCCATACACAGCGGATTCGCCCCTCACCATTACAGTCGGCGGAACGTATGAAATAGTGGGATCCTTTGATTCCCTGGCCCTTGAGGGCGACCACATCTCAGTGGCAGACGGTACAACCGAGACAGGGGATGTGACGTTTACCGTCAGCGTCACCATCAACGTCACTGGCACATGGGACGCCTCAGCCGGGACCGTTACGACGGTTGGTGGGACTGTGACGGGCGGTACGATTGAGTGCAAATCGTTTAGTGGCAAAGTGACAAGGAGCGTCGTAAAATGAGAAAGAGACTTCTGATTATCGGCATCATCTTCCTGGCCATAGCGGCCTGGGCGTCCACGGGGCTCACAGTGAATTGGGTGGGTGGAATCATAATCATCAACACACCTGCCGACATAAAGAAGCCAAGGGTAGCAATAGATGGGGATCACGCCAATGGGGGGCTTTTGCTGAGGAATTCATGGCATCTTATCAGCTTGTCCGGTAAGTCGGCCTTTTTGGTGATTGTGAGTGATGATGCTTTTGAGACAATTCTGAAACCTTATTTCACATCGGCTGCGGCGATTGCCAACGGGGATAAGGGGTACAAGGGGAGGGGATGCTGGAAAGCCTTCTATGACGATTACCCCAACGTGGCCAAGAGAGTGTTGCTTTATCCTGTCACGCAGGGAGAAGAGACGGTCATGATGACGGTCAAAGCGGCGCAGGACCTAGGGGTTCCGATAGTCAAGAGTCTTGTCCGTGTTCCAGTCAAATTTAACGGGTCCGATGTTACCGGTACGGTGGAGTAATATTTAAGGGAGGAGATGGAAATGAAGAAAATAATATGTGCTTGTATGCTCTTGGCAATGACTCTTACTCCTGTTGCTTTTGCAAAAGAACCGACGCCATCACTTGATGAAGCCATAGCTTCGGTTGATTTTATGTCGTGCAAGGAAGCAAAAGACGCCCTTAAAAAAACGCTTACGCTTCTTTATGAGATCAGAGCGGAGATGAATAGATGAAACGATTTTTTGCAACGATACTGGCCTACCTGCTTATCCTCCAGCCGTTCCTGGCATGGTCGGCTGATCCGGTCTATGAGTTGGAGTGTACCTCTACAGGATGCTCAGACACCGTTCAGTCGGTGGCCGTCTCAGCCGTCGTCGCAGGCACAAGCTACCCCACAGGTTCGGACGGACTTCCGCGCGCAGTCACGGCCAATACCGTCTTGACGGAATACCAAGATGGCAAATGGCGTATGAGGAACAACCCCCTTGCCGCCAACCTCTGCACCTACTCTGACGACCTCACCCAGGCGGTTTGGGCCAAGACTACCATGACGGCGGCCATGACCCAGACAGGCCCTAGGGGGACCGCCAACGAGTCAAGCCTTATCACCGCCACAGGTGCCAATGCCACCATCCTCTTCACGGCTACAAGTCCCAACGGAGCCCACACAGCCTCTTTCTATCTCAAGCGGGTCACGGGCACGGGGTCGGTAAGCGTCACAGCCAACAACGGCTCGACCTGGACGGCCAAGACGATCACGAGTTCATGGGTGCGGTACACCGAGACCCAGACCACCACAAACCCGGTGATCGGGATCAAACTGGCTACCTCCGGCGATCAGGTGGCCGTGGGTCTGTCACAGGTCCAGACCGGGAGTTTTGCGACCTTGCCGATTCCGACGAGTGGAGCAATAGGGATAAGCCCTCCGACGGAAGGGGCAGTAGACACCACGGATATTTTTAGCGTGGTGAATCTCACGGTTGACGCCATCAATTTCACAGACGGAGCGGCGGCTGCTGACTTTGCAGCAGTTAATTTGAACCAGTATGTCAAGACCGGAAACAAATATCGGGTTACCCTACTGGATGACGAAGGAGACGCGGCGGTCGCTTTCATCTATGCAGATGACCCTACCAACGCCGGAGGCGCTCTGCTTGTTTCGGCTACCGGCGGGAGCACGCGAAATTGGGCATCCAAAGCGGCAGGATTCAACACCCTGGACACTGAATTTACCTGCACCATCGAATACGTAGAAACGAATGGATATACGCAGCCTAACGCCAGCCTGTGGGGGGGAGACGGGTGGACGGCGGGGACAAACATGAACACGGCGGGGACCATGATAGTGGACTGGTGGCCGCTGAGTGCGCAGAGTACGTATCCGACAAATTATCCTGGGATTATTTCTCTTTATAATTCATCATCAAGCCTTTTATATTTTACATCAGGAATGGGATTAACTTCTTTCGACGGAACTGCTGGCAATTCTCATCAAATCGATTGGACCACCGCCGCTAACCATAAGATCGGGCTTACTTGGTCAACCGTAACCGATTTGATCGAGCTTTACCAGGATGGCCCCAGGTCAACCGATCCCACACATGCCTATGACGGAGATACGAGCGGGTGGACCGTAGGCACCAACTTCGTTTTCTTCTTCGACAACCCCATGCCCACCTTGCTCTCCGGCCTGAAGTTCTACTCCGTCGCCGCCACCGAGGCCAAGGTATCCTCTTCCGCCGCTTCCGATGTTTTCACCTCATCGGTAATTGACGGCGTGACGGGGGCCGTCCCATCCATCAAGGGGCTCTCTATTGCCCACGCCACATGCGAGATTGACCGGGTAACGGCGGCGGCATTGCAGTATGACTTCTACTTCACGGAGTCATTGGCCACCAACTTCATCAACTCCATAGCCGTGGGCCACGGGGACGCCGTAGGGATCTATGTGGCAACTGGCAAGGCGGTATCAGGAGATTACAATGCCTGGCCGAATCACGCCGCTACCCCTACTGCTCTCTATACAGACGGGGGGCATTCGGTGTGGGGGAGTGACCCGCTGTTTACCGATGAGGCGGGGGGAGATTACTCCTTGACGGCGGGTTCCCCCATGATCGACGCGGGGACCGGGAGTACGACCGACATCAACGCCGTTGACCCGGCCACAAATGGATATGCGGATACCGCCGTTTGCAGCACTCCGGCTGATGAAGGCACTGGCGTTGCGGTTCTTCCGACCCTTACGAGCGCTGCCTTTGCCTTAACTGGCGAGGTTGATATTGGGGCTTATGAGTTTGTGGCCGCTACTCACACGGCCAGTCAGTGGCAGATTGACGAGGATGGCGGGGGATTCGGTACACCTGTTTGGGATTCAACGGAAGATGCTGTGAACCTGGAATCAATCGCCGTGGCGACCCGTCTGTTAAATAACACGGCCTACGACTGGCGAGTGAGGCACAAGACGGCGGCCGGATGGAGCGCCTGGAGCACGGCGTTTGATTTTACATCAGTCGCTTCATCTGCCGGTGGGAGTGGCAGAGGTTTAAGCCGTGGCGGTATGGGGATGCAGATGCACTAAAACCTTGAGCGCGGGAGACGGAAAGTGATTGAGACACCTATTATTCATTATCTTATTGCGGCTGTGTCTGGAGCCTTTGGGGTCGGTGTGGCCTGGGGGTCCGTTAAGGTTTCTCTCACTAAGGACTTGGCTTCACTGCGCGAGGATATAACAAAAATCCAGATTCGCCAGGCAAGGCTACGGGGTGAAGACGACGGCGGGGAACCGATGTTTGTTCCTTCCGCTCAATGCACTATGAAACGGAAGGCTTGCCACGATGAGGTAGACAAGACATCCGTGGAACTTGCAAGAAAAGCCGTTGTCAACGCAGAGCGAATCAAGCGGCTTGAGAATTACGCACGTTGGACCTTGCAGGACAAAGGGTTGAGGATAGACCAAATTAACAACATTTTAGATCCGATTGAGAGGTAGCGAGGGTATATGGATGAAGAATAAAACAACCGAAAGCGTCATATCCATCGGCCCTGCAATGAATCTCCTGAAAGAAGCCATGGAAGAGATAGAGAATAGGGTAGGCAAGGTCGAGACTTTTATCATCTGGTCCATGCAGGAGAAGGGGCTAAATCCGAAGCAAATCCACGACATCATGAACTTCGGGAAGATATTGGACGCTGACCTTGAAAAACAATAGGAGGGCATATGGATGAAGCAGCGCCAAGAATGCCGAAATGCAACTCTGGTCGAAGTTGTGCATATCAGGCGCTCATGCCACAAAATTTTAGCTGCCCTTGGCCAGCAGGACCTCGCCCCTGTGACCCCTGCGATTCTCAATATCAACCATTCGTTGAACGAAATAGAGAGGATGATTGAGGGGTGCAGGCATGGAGAGTTTAAGGGACAGGATCAAACGTCACGAAGGCTTGCGGTTGACTCCATACCAAGACAGTGAAGGGCATTGGACGGTAGGATATGGACATTTGATGAGCAACCCTATTCCACAGGAAGCGGCTGAGATAATTTTCAGGGATGATTATAAGAAAGCCTTGAAGTGTTTCTTTGAACTTCCTATTGGCGTCAGGCTTACAACCTCTGGACCGGCATCATATGGCCTGAATGTGACTCGCCGAGAAGTTCTTGTTGAAATGATATTTCAACTCGGCCTCAATGGAGTTCTTGGTTTCAAAAAGATGATTGAAGCCCTTGAAGCAATGGATTACGAGAAAGCGGCTGACGAGATCCTGGACAGCAAGGCAGCCCGACAATGCCCTGAACGGTTTCAGGAGTATGCGGATTTAATGAGGGTTGGATAACCTTTAATATGGAATCAGTACTAACCGCAGCCTTTAACATGGAGTGAATAAATGGAAAGCCCAGAAGGAACGACCGTCACAACCGGAGCGGCGGGAACCTCAGTGTCAACCGCAGGAGTCACCGTGACGACGACTGACCAAGTGGAGCACATTGGTGTAAAGGAGTACATCCTCTACAAGCTGGACAGGACCCTGGCGGTCGTTGGCCTGATCCTTATCGCCATGTGGGTCTGCGCGCTGAAATTGCCCGAAGGAATGCAGATCGTCAACACAGCCGTGGGCGGCTTGATCGGGTATATCTGCGGGAGAGGAACACAGAAATAAGGAGGGGGGATACCATGACAAGGACCTGCAAGAGATCGTTGATCCTGGTGGCCCTGGCAGCGTTGCTGCTGGCATCCTGTAGCTCTATCCGATCGGGGGCAATCCGGATCAGCGAGGAGGATTACAATAATTGGGCAGCAGTGGTCGAAGTTGGGCAGGCGTTCTATTTGAGCTGGCCAGCCAAGTCGGGGTATATCCGATGCGCGCTCGGGCCTGACCTGGACCGGCTACCACATGAGGCAATCAAGGCGATGGACGCCATGGACAAATTAGCTGCCAGGTCAGACAAGGAGCTCACCGACTCTGATTTCACCTGAGCGGTAGGCTACCAAACTAGGATGTTTGGCGCGATCGTGATGAGGGCTTTACAGGCATACGCCCCTGACGTTTTCAGGGTCGTGGCGGGTGTGGCGCTGAGGTGACATCATGTGGGTAGGAATAGGATTCTTCATTGCACTGGTCGCGCTATCCCTGCTGTCAATTTGGATTAACGGTGGATTCGGATGATTAACCCTTTAACGACGAGAGGAGATTACCATGCAGATGAACATAGAGTTTGATGCCAGTGTTACGAAGGAGTATCTGGAGCAACTGGCCGTGGGCGCCAAGGAGAGCTTTCCGGGTATCGTGAAAATCACCATTCGGAAAACGATGGCAGAGGCCCTCGCGGACCTGAAAGAGGCATTGGGAGGGCTGAAGTAGGGAATGAAAAGCCCCCTTCCGGTGTGGAGGGGGCAAAGACCATGAATCTTTTTGGCGGGAGGTTTTGGCCTCCCTTACATTTTGTCCACCCCCCTTCCGGTTTCAAAGGTTTAAGCCTTAATCTTAGGGTGATCAAAAGGCCCTTTTGGGCTTGGTGGGGCTAAGTATGTGGCAGTGCCTCCGTTATCTTTTTACCTGAGCCATTATCAGGCACATACTTACAGGCCCCAAAGTAGACCAAATTATATCACGGCTCGGCGGCGGTGTCAAGCCCGTCTTCCCGTCTCCCATGGTCCCGAATCTTTATCGACATTGCCACCCATCCATCCTTGAGCCCGAATATGCCTCCATTCATAATGTATTCTACTGTTACTAGGATGTTCCGGCCCGTGTATTCCTTTGACGCCGGATACCATTCCTTCAGGTGCAGATAGTCATTGACCCTGAATCCTCTGTCATCCCATCGGATCTCAAAAGTCTTGTGACCGTCCCATATAGGTTGAAAGAACTCAGGCCAAGTTTTTAGATCATGTGTCTTGGGCATATCTCCTCTTTCTCACCGCCAGTACCCCAACCAGTCCTGAAGCCAGCAGCAGCAGCGTCGAGGGCTCAGGCGTATTACCTTTTCAACAGAATATCCCATTTGTCACATAAACGCTGGACCTTTTTTTCATCTTCCTTTGCACATTCCCATCCATTAAATTTTTCAAATTCCTCGCATATCCTATTCATTCTGTCCATTAGGTTCTCAGGTCCAACAAGTACCTTTTGAGGATCACAAATACTGGAATCCCCCAAAATCAATAGTTTACATCCTCTGCTGTTCTTCTTGAACTCGTCAATCCCCATCTGGATCAATAGTCCCTTGTCCAAAAACCGTTTGCTACTTTGACCTGATCTATATCTAACCTTCATCGGAACTATACAATCTTTTTCGCTCTTATTGAAGTGTTTAGCATCCGACTGGGTAAGCCTATATTCAAATTCGACCTTATCATCCTTACCAAAATATAAAGTCCCATAGTAATGTTCAGCGAACATAACAATAAGACTATCTGCCCAAGTAAGGATCTTTAAATATGCCGCTTTCATTTTTTCCTTCTAGCAATTATCAGCCCTAATAACCCACTCCCGAGCAGCACTGCGCTCAAGGGCTCAGGCGTCGCCACGGGGACCCGGGATTCAATCTCCCATATGAACCGCTCGAAGGCAATGATACGCCCCACCTGGTAGTATGGCTGCTCAGGGTCATACTCCCATCGGAAGTGCCACGTCCGGATGTGGGTCGGCGCGAACACCGTGAAGGTGGCAGGCCACTCGAACGTCAGGCCTGCGTCCCAGGGGTCGGGAGGATTCAGGGGGGAAGAGTGGGCAACGCCGAGCCAGAGGAATAGGATACAGGCGATAAGAAAACAGTGGATGGTTTTCATGGGACCTCCTTATCCATGATGCCTTTAAGGTAAGCATCTTCATCGTCTTCGTTGTGCATATAAATATCGTAACACTTGTCGGAACATACTTCACTCTTCCTCACATCCTTCTCAAAAGGAGCACCCTTGTCCAGTGGCACACCACAAACTAAGCATCTTGGTTCACGTAGAGACATTCTATATCCTTTATCCCCGCCTTTTCAGCTCAGGCACGGCTCGGGGCGACCGTCTATGGGGAGGAGGGATCACACCTGTTCGTCATCGCTACCGGGTTCACGGTTCGGCGGAGCGTCTTCAGTGAACTCCACAGATTCAACATCATTCCCCTTCTCGCCTTTCTTGTAGGCAATCTTGGCCTGTCTGCCTGCGCTCGATGCCTCTTGTAAAAGTGCGCCTACCGTGGTGTCAAAAGTGCTGTACCATTCATCCTGATATTTGAAATAGGTTCTGGTCCACGGCTTACTTTCAGGGCCACCGCTCTTGCTCCCTACGTTCTCAGGGCAAAGGATGAGGAATTGAGCGTCGGCTGAAATGGTTTTTGGTTTTGCTTGTTGGACATTTGATTTAGGCTTTGTCTGTTCTTTTGTCTGTTTAGTTTGTGACTTTTGTAGTTGTGTTGCTGAGTTTGCATCATCATCCTCTGCTGAAAGACCAATAATAGCCTGCCACGAGTAACGTCTAAAGTATGAAATGACCGACCCTACAGACTGTGGGTCATTTTTTGTTGGAACCATACCAAGTTCCCCTCGAACAAACTGGCCGGACGAATGAAGCAGGGTCGTGATGACCTTGATTTTTCCATCACCGTTTCCCATAGTTTGGATGATGCACAACCCATTTCGGTTCAAAACGTCCATGCTCGCTTCTCGAACAGATGCAAGGTCAGCGTATTTGCTTTTAAAGAATGGGTTCTCTGCGCCCTTCTTAACGCTTTCCATTTCAGACTGAGCTTTTACAAGGGCCTTGGCAAGCTCGGCCAAATCAGGGGATTGCATTTCCATGATTACCTCCCCAGCTCAGGGTGCGTCAGATAATACACCTGAACCAAATGATTGAATATCTCAAGGTCGGTCTGATAGGACTCCGACACATCGACCCACTTCATGATCCCCATGCCCTTGCCCAGATAGAGTATCCCAGACCCTTCTGCATCTGGTACACAGGACCGGTAAGCTGCAATTTGGTACTTGGCTTCAGGGTATGGAGGTTGTGTAGTTGATGTTTCCGTGAAGGTCTTAAAGTCTATGATGTATTTCTTCCCATCCAGCATAGCGATGAGGTCAGTTGTTCCGGCGTAAAGTTCGGCATAAACTGTGTGCTCGGTTTGGATGACCTCCAGCTTGTGCTGGTCTTTCCATTCAAGGAAGGCAAGAAAAGCGGACAATACTTCATTGCTTGGTGCCTCGGGTTCCTGTTTAGTTTTGAGGTATCGTTCAATGGCGGCGTGAACAGCGGAACCGATGTCAAGCGCCTTGGCTGAGACTTTACGCCAGTTTTTGCGGGCCGCCTCTATGATGGGCCATAGCTCTTTAGTAGGGACCATCTCGTCATTTGTTTCAAATGGTTGTATCTCGTCGAATATATAATCTACTGCACAATTAGCGGCCCAGTACACAAGCGCAGGTTTGTCCAAAATCCCGCAGATAGTTGTCACTGAGGGGAGCTTACGGCCATTACGCTTATAGAATCGTCCTCCGAAGGCCATCACTCCACCCCCTCTTCCTTCTTCTCCCCCTTCTCCTCTTCCAAAATTCCAATCAGCTTCTTCGCCAGCCCATATCGCCCCTCAGCCGTCGCTTGGCTGATAAGGGTTTGGAGCTGGATCTCAATCGTAGGAACTTTCTTAGGTCTTGACATAATATTCCTCCTTTCACATCCACCACTTTACGATTATCACTGTTAAGCAGGTCGCCACCGCCACAATCCACGGAACCCAATGGTCCAGCCTGGACAGAGGCTCTGTGATGTTCCAGCCGTTACGGGAATTGACATCTACCAGATGTAGGCTGACCTGTTTGTCCAGGTCGGACTTGCCGGACAGTAGCGGAGGGCGGCGGTGCCAAGCGGTGTCGAACAGGTGGTGGATCATTTGGATGCCTCCGACCTCATAGATAGTTCTTCAATAATCGCAGTGGTAATCAATATGGCCCAGAAATGGAATGAATCATATCTGACGCCTGCACTCGCCAACAAAAGTCCCAGGAGTGGATACCCCATAAGTGATAGCACCCTTAGCGTTTTCATCCCTTCCCCTCCCCAGGCCTCGGCATCCGGTCGGCAGCTTCCTCTATGACATACCAAGGCTCCGAGTTTTTTAGCCTATAGATGGCGTTCTGGACGTAACAGACATAACCAAGGAAGTCAGGTTTCCATCGGTTTCCCTCTTGTTCCTCCATGAACTCCTTGACGGCGACGTGGGCCACTTCAAGCGCGTCCACGGCTTTCTGGAGGCTTCGGATGTTGGTGTCAAGGTCTTTCAGTGGCATTCGCATAATCCTCCGTTGTAAGCGTAAGGCCCCTCCCGGCCTTGAGGGTCTTCATTGTTGTAATGCTCGCCTGGTGTTCCGTACCATGATGTCTCGCCGTCGCCGCAGCAATCGCAGACTGTTACGTCATGGCTATCGTGTTCCTCCATCCAATTAATGATAACCCGATGGTCGCCTGTCGCGTCGAATCGTTTTCGGGTTTCATCATCAATTTGGTCTATGTTCAAAAATCCCGTTCCGTCACAGCGCGTGCAGGTTGTGCTCATAAAAGCATCTCTTTCAGCTTATGCGCTGGTAGATCGCTACATGCCCGGCACACGTTTGGCGTAAGTTCAATCGTCGGCGCAACCGGCAGCAGCACTTTGAGCGTCGCTGGCTGGATGCCACAAGCCTGGCACGCCATGTCGTTTATCGTCTCCCAGGTGATAGGTTCGCTGGTCATGGGTCAGTCCTCCATTTCCTGAATTTCTTTCCCTACTTCTTTTCCATAATCCAAGGCAATATCCACGCACAGTACAATGATATGTTTTCTAGCCCTGATTTCGCTCTCTCCAAGGTCTGATTCATCCATGTGGTCAAGACAGTCTTGGAGATCATGAGATGTGTTCTCAAACCGGCAATAGTTCATATTTCCCATCTGTTCTTTCCTCCCTCC